ACGAACAATACGAAAGGTAAGCATTAATGATGGTGACCATTTGAGAGGTGTCAGTGGAACCAGAAGTAACTCGAAATTCATTGAGATACGATTGCCCTGTTGAGGTAAAACCGCGACTGCGGCCCTCAGCTTGAAGGCGTTCAACGATGATCGAAGAATACTTGGCAAAGAAAATTGCACAAAGCAGGTCCTGGTAAACAGATGCGCAAAACTCTGAATTTGATCCGTCAAGTCGAGTGAAGTCAGTGGACAAGAGGAACAGAGATGTGGATAGCATGCCAACGACACGCTCCCCAACTTGTGCGGGTGTTTTACCAGGCCCATACCAAGGCAATTTCTTAAACAATCGACCGGCAGCAGCAACAAATTGACCCAAACGAAAGTTGTGGGAAGTTGCATGCTTCGATATGTTACGAGGTGGTGCGAGCTTAGCCGCCGCTTCGGACTTTTGGAAGCTGGACACAGTTGCCATTGCCTTAGCAACGGAGAGTGTCTCATTACGATCCATATCACGCGCGATGGCTGTGTTGTTGTCGAGACTGAGTCGATAAGTTTCAAAATCGTCGGGAACAGCTGAGCAGCCGAGCACGTGGACGATCATTCCGATGAATTCTTCCTTATAACCAGAACAATCACTAGGACAAGGATTGTTGTTGGCAACCTCCAAGATCCGCTTCGAAACCGTAGAATGCTCACTATTGTAACCACGAACCGGAGAGAAACCAGAGAGCATAGCAGTCCCAACGGGGCGCATGGTCTGTTTGCCATCTTCGGTAGCAATGGGGCCAATAGGTGAATAAGAAAACGGACGCGGGTTCACATTACGGGCAAAAGGCGCAGAATAAAATGAATATACATCATAAAATACAGCGGCAGTGTTGGCAGCATCAGGGATTTTAGCTGCAGAGAAGATGCGCTCGGCATCAGAGATATGGGGTGAAATGGATGATTTCAAACGCACCAGCGTAGCATCAATAACAGATTCGGGAAGAGTGATCTGCGATCGAGAGCCAGCGCGGGCGAGATGGATATCATCATTATCTCTAATGCGAGCAACACCATCAACAACGACGGAACGGCGGACCAAGCGGGCTCCAGGAAGGAACCAACCCAGCGGGCCATAAACGTTGCGAATGTGATTGAAGTAAACGACACGGCGGTCTGCGTTAATCTGGCAATGTTCAACAAGGTAGGAAGCTGAGCCCCACCAATGATCAACTGTGAGATCATCAACATCCAAATTCCAGATTGCATGGTTGTACACGGCACCACCGTCAACTTCGTAGGTGACGGTGTTGTCTGCATTGAACCAATAATGGCCATTCATTGATCTATCAGCAACTTTATGAGGATAAAAAGTGTTGAGGAGCAAATCGTGTCCATCGCAATAACTGGGAAGATGAAGATAATAATCAACGTCGACCATGGTATAAACATCGCTAGATTTTGGCTCGCGAAGACTTGGGGAAAACCGAAGGTCTTTGGCGAAATACCAAAACCGACTGCCAGCACCAGCAGTGGAAGCAGAGGTGCTGACGTCGTAACGCTTAGCGCGAATGCGACTAAGGAAAGCATCAAGGAGTGCATTAGCAGTGTAACGAGAATGCGCAGCTTCGGGGTGGGGTTTGACGCGAGAAGGCTTATTGGGCAATGAAACAGCTGTAGATGCACGAAACTCAGATCGGCGATCAGGAGAAATCGGTGACGAGCAACACCAAATCAACAATGTCAATAAATAATCACGTACAAATGGCCGAGAAAGGAGCCAGATGCAACAGAGAACAACAAAGAACCACGTAAAAACCAACCAGGCAACGGTGAAATCAACATCATTGTAAACCAAACAATCCTGCTGTGCCAACCAATCAAAGTAGGGAAATCGTACTGCATGATTGGTTGAGAGGATCTTGGAATAAGCAATGGGGTTAACAACACTGTAACTAGGTAATTCAAACGGGCCTTTGCCCAGGACAAAGTCAAAGAACCCCCGAAAGTGAGGAACAATGGGGCTCGATAGAGCAATGTCGAAGGACCACACACTGCGTCGCGGTGAAATAGCGGAAAGCAGCAGTGGCAAAGGTTCACAATTATCAGAGACAAAATCAATATTGAAGTAATCTGAGAAAGCGAGAAGCAAAGTCCGCCCTAAGGAGTGAAAGAGCGGAGAAGCAAAAAAGCAAGTTAAGTAGTAAAAGAAAATTAAAACGAGAAGGTTGG